CGACAAGTTGATGGCGTCGTGCGTCAGCGCCGACATCATGAAGCTGGTGCTGGATGCTGTTCGTCCAGTTCCACTCCCGCTACCACGGCCTGACATAGAAAAATGAAATGGTCGACCAAGCCAAGTCCTGGATCAAGGAAAACTCGACACTGGTCGTTTTCCTGGTCGCCCAGCTGATCGGACTTGGCGCAGCGGCCGCGACCATGATCGCATACAGCGTGAAGCTGGAGACCAGGGTTGCTATCATGGAGACGCGCGGGGCCGAGTATAGCGTGGCTCGAATGAATCAGATGGCGAACCAAATCACGGTACTCGAACAGAAGATCGCGACTAACGAATCGTCGATCCGTCGCGTCATTGATGGATATCTGAAAGACCTACAGCAGAGACAGGCGCCCAAATGAAAAGAGATTTCGTTGCAACGGTCATTCTCGACGGCGAGTCCAAGATTCGGGAAACCAGCGATGGCTATCTTGTCGCCAACCCGAGGATCGCTCGCACCGGGATTCAACTTTACTCCGGAGCCGAAGTAGGCCGTCCGGATTTGAAAGAGGTTCGGGTCTACCGGCCCGAGGAGGAAGTTTTCCACGTCGACGCCATCTCCTCCTTGGCCCACAAACCGGTGACCGACGAGCACCCGCAAAGTCAGGTCGACGCCACCAATTGGCGCGAGCTGGCGGTTGGTCACCTGGGCGGTGACGTTATGCGAGACGGGGAATTTGTTCGTGTGCCGCTTGTACTTATGGACGCTGATGCCATTAAGGAGGTTCGCGACGGTAAGACGCAATTGTCGGTTGGTTATTCGGCCCTGCTAGTCTGGGGCGACGGAACCACCGCCAAGGGTGAAAAGTACGACGCTACCCAAACTGAAATCCGTGCCAACCATGTTGCCATTACCCGTGCAGCGCGTGGTGGTTCCAAGCTGAGCATGGGTGATAGATCAAACAAGGAGAGAAAGATGGCTACGCGTAGTTTTGTAGTAGACGGCATCACGGTCGAAATGGAAGAGCGGGATATGCAGGTTGTTGAACGTCGTATCAACAATCTGTCGTCCGAACTGTCGGCGGCCCAGTCGGAGTTGACAGGACTTCGTTCTTCCTCGCAGACCGAACTCGCCACCTCGCGAACCGAGACGGCAAACGCCGTTGGTCAGGTACAGACCAAGGACGCCGAGATCGCCACCCTGAAGCAGCAGTTGGCCGACGCCAAGCTGAAGCCGCAGGATCTCGACAAGCTGGTGGCCGAACGTTCGCAGACCTTGGCAAAAGCCAAGACCCTCGTCGGCGACGCTTTGGTCGTGGAAGGTAAGACGGACGCTGAGATCCGTCGGCAGGTTGTGGACGCCAAGCTTGGCGAACAGGCCAAGGGTTGGAACGACGACATGGTTGCGGCGTCCTTCAACACGTTGACGGCGACTGTCACTCTCGACAGCGGCGACAAGCAGAACACCAATGACTTCCAACGTCTTGGTCTAGCACTTCGAAATAGCGGGACCGACCCAGTCTCCAAGTCTTACAAGGAGTACGAAGACGGCCTCGCTAACCGCTGGAAGACCGCCGGCGTTCGTCAGTAATTTTCCATCGCAGTAAGAACCGCGTGGAGGGGTTCGACTGCATTCATCACAAGAGGAGTTCACTACAATGCCAGTCCAAACTACCTTCCCGGAAACCATGCGGCAGGGCGTTCCCGGCATGGTTAATCGCATGGTCGATTACAACGCCGTCTCGCGAAACTGTGCGACCGCTGCGGGTATCCCCGCCGCACGCGCCGTGTCGCAGGGCGCTGCCGATATTGACGCCGTGATTGGCGGCACGCTCGTCGGCTTCCTGGGTCTGACAATTCTTGACCCGACGGTACTGCACCCCGCGCCTTCCACGCCCGACCTCTATCCGCAGTATTCGGAAATGGGGATTCTGACCAAGGGCGAAATGTTTGCGACATCGGTTGTCGCAACTACGGCCGGTGATCCGGTCCACTTCGTCGCTGTCGATGGCACGCTTACCAATACTGGTGCCATCGGTCCCGTTCCTGGCGCACGCTGGAAGCATACCCGGCTCGCTGGTGAGCTCAACGTCGTTCAGCTGGGCATCCAGCGGTAAACGTCATTCCGACGTTTCCTTCCAAACATCCCCGTCAGGAGGTAAAGATGAATTTCGCTCTTACTAAGGACGCCCAGCAATCGGCGTACAACTTTGTTGTCAGCCAGACTAGTATTATTGAAGCGCAGGTCGTTAAGCTTCAATACCCAGAAGTGCAGTACCCGGATCTCGTACCAGTGGAGACCGGTGGCAATGAGTGGGTGAAGTCTATCACCTACTACAGTGCCGACATGGTTGGTCGCGCTGACTTCTTCCATCACACCGCACTCGATGTCCCGCTGGCCGAACTGACCCGCGAGAAGTTCGAACGCGGGATTGAGATGGCAGCGATCGGTTATCGGTACACCCTCGAGGAAGTGGCCTCGGCCATGTCTATCCCTGGGTTGAACCTGACAGCCGACAAGGCCACCGCTTGCCGTCGTGCCTACGAGGAGTTCGTGGACGGGATCGCTTTGCGCGGTGCCGCCTCCAAGAACATGCAGGGACTTATCAACTCGTCCCAGGTTACGGCAACGACGGCTCCGGCTGACGGTGCCGCTGGTGCGACAACGTTCCTCAGCAAGACGAATGCCCAGGTCATCCGCGACATTAACAGCGCGCTGACCGGCATCGCGTCTGGCACGAACTGGCTGTACTACGCCGACACGATCCTGCTTCCACCGGGCGTTCTGGTGGGTCTGGCCGGGCGTGTCATTGAGTACACCTCGATGAACCTGCTGGACTGGATCAAGGCTTACAACGTCTTGACGGTGCAGACCGGACGGCCCATCACCATCGCTGGCGTGCGCGGACTCGAGACCGCGGGCTCTGGTGGTATCTCTCGCATGGTCGCCTATCGCCGTGACCCACAGGTGTTGAAGATGTGGATTCCGATGCCACACCGCTTCATGCCGGTCTGGCAGCGTGGTCCGCTGGTGTTCGACGTTCCCGGTATCTTCCGTATCGGTGGCGTTGAGATCCGGCTCCCGGCCGCGATGCGCTATCTCGACGGCGTCTAAGATTGAGCTTCGTCCGTTTCAACATTGAGGAGGGCCAGATGGCCAAGGTTAAGAATACCGGCAACCAACCGCGCGGTTTCTTCACGGAGGAGGGCGATCAAGTTGTCGTCAAGCCCGGCGAAGAAGCCGAGTTCAACATGACTGAGGCAGACTTCAAAAAGTGCAAGGAGCTTGCCGATATGGAAGACCCGCCGCTGTATGAAATCAGCGGCAGTCACGGTGGCGTCAAGCGGCTGAATGCTAAGGAGCAGGCCGAGGCCGACGCCAAGAAGCGTGAAGCCGACGCCAAGAAGGCCGAGGCCGAGGCTCGGGAAGCCGAGAAGGAAGCCGCCAAGAAGAAAGCCTAAACCAATGACAATCAACCCAACACTGCCGCCAACAGTTGCCGAATTCCGGGCTGCTTTCCCGGAGTTCGCCGACGTGTCGGATACGCAGGTCCAACTCTATTTGGATATTGGTATGCAGTGGGTTGACAAATATTGGTTCAGTCCCGACGCCAAAATCGCCGCCATGTACGCCGCCGCTCATTACCTGTCCTTACACGACAGGGCGAGTGGCGGCGAAATCTCCGGTGGCGGGGGAAGCGGCGGTGGTGGCGGTGTCGTCGATCCGGAGGTTGGCCTCATCTGGGCCAAGTCCGTTCGGTTCCGCGATCGGCAAGTGACTTACGAACGGGTCGGTACCGCTCAGGAGAAAACGAGTAGCGGTAGCGGTACGGTTGCGGGGTCGAGTAAGTTCTGGGAGGCAACTCCCTACGGTCAACTCTACTTATCTTTTCTCCGGCGCAACGTCCCTCATGTGGCGGTGATTTAAATGGACTATTCGCAGAACGTTAAACGCCTCCGTATGAAGGCGGTTCTTGATTCCATCGATGGCGGCAATGCACCGGGTACCATCGAGCTTCGCAACGCTGAACGGGTTGTCCTGGCTACGTTGATATTGACTCGTCCGTCGTTTTATCTTGTGGGGTCCGACCTGCAAATGGTGTCCCCGACGACGACCATTATCCAGATTACCGGGGAAGCTACCGTCGGAACAATTACGGACGGCAGCGGCACCCTCGTCATCGACAACATGACGGTCGGTATTGACGTAACGCCGGATGGGATACACGATTTCGAAATCGTCCTCGACACAGTTATGCTCGAGCAGGGTAAGCAGGTGACTATCGCGACAGCCACGATAGAGCATGGGTAGATACCGATGCCGAACTGGATACGGAAAAATGAGATGTGGTTTTTTTCGGCCTTGCTAGGGCTGATAATTATCGCGATCATTTTTACCGTGTGGTGATGTAATGGCAATCACAAACGACACCAAGCCGATTGACCAACGCATTGACGCCGTGTTCGGAGAGGCCGTTGTTTTAAAGCCCATGAGTGGTGGCGGGTACCGCGAGGCCGTCCCAGACCCAAACCGGACCCAGGTTGTTGCGCGCGGTATCTTTGACCAGACCAGGGGAGCGGTTGAGGATACCTCGGGAGGTTTCCTGCATCGGCAGGCAACGGTCGGCGTGGCGCTGTCTATTCGAATGGAGCCAATAAACCAGTGCAATCTCAAAAAAGGAGATCGCGTCCACTTTCCGGAACGTGGAGAAACTTACGAGGTCACCTTTATTCACGATGACCCAGGCGGTCGACCGGATGTTCATTTGGTGGAGGTACTAGACGAAGGATGACTAACCCTATCGCGAAGGCGGTTTACTGTCCGACCTGTGGTTCTCCAGCCGGGTGGGCGTGCAAGGCCCTGAAACTGGAAAAGAATAGAATCGTGCCGACGCATTCGTCGCGGCGCAAGCTGTACAATAAACTTCTGGCAAACGTGGCCGCCACAAATAAGATGTTTTTCAAAGGGTAACCAGTGAGCATCATCCGTATGCTGACAAGACTGTCCGCTGTTGCGGCACTACGTGGTAGCACGTGGGCGGACGAAAGGGTGTTTGACAGCGACAACACTCCGCTGGCTCAGTCCCTTACTCTTAACTCGGCGGCCAAGCCCTACATTGTTGTCTATACGGACGCGGACAACCGCACCGAGGTCCAGGTTACCGATCTCAACAACACACGCCGGGAACTTAACCTCGTCCTCGAGATTGGGGTGGCGTCGAAGGTGGAGGGGGATGTCGGTAAGGACGCCGTGATTAAAACTCCGCTAACAGACGAGGGCATGGAGATCGCCCTCGACATGGTGGAGGACCAGGCCCTCAACGCTTTGTTCGGCAACCCGCAATCGGATTGGGCCGAGTTGTTAAAAGGTTTCGTTATGAGTGTTGTCCGGATATCCGGACAGCGTGGTGCGTCGTCTGACCGGGACAGGCGGTGGGCGGCAAGGCAGTTGGCTATCATCTGTGACGTTGTGTCGGACATTCCGATCGGTGTACCTATTCCGGAGGACCATCCCATTCGGCGCTTTCCCATTGTCGCCGAGGCTCATCCGGAGGCCGGCATGGAACACGTCGCCGAGATTTGTGTGGCTCTCATCAACCAGGAGACGGCCCCAGAGTGGGAACAGGTGCAAGCCACCCTGGGTGCCCGCAGGATAGGATTGAGGGCCATTGGCCTGGCGCCGCTGTCCAGTGACCTACCGGCAACGGCAACGTTGCACGGTAGTGACCTGACCGACAAGAAAGGCGAGGCTCCGCTTCTTCGCGAGCTTGGTGTTCAGGATTACGACACGGATGATTTGGCTTCTGTTCAAACGAACGTCGTCGTTGTTAATACAAAGGAACGCAAAGACAAGGTAAAGGCGTCTGGTGATGCCACCCAGTGACTCTGCTTTTACGGTTAAATTTGATACCAGCGAATTAGCTAACTACAGCAGAAACTTGATTCGGGCGTCGAGGGTAACGAGTACGGCCGTGGCGGCTTCTCTTAACAGCGTTGGAGATGACCTTGTTGTGCTTTTGGCCGTCAGCATATCGAGGCAAACAAGTTTGCATCTCGAACAGGTCAGGGGGTTGATGAAAGTTAAGAGGGCCACAAGGGGCCGTCTAACATACGAACTCGATATTCCGCCGTCCTTGTTGTCCGAGCCAGAGTCCCGGAGGCTTGAGGGTAAAAAAGAGAAGGGCTTCGGTCCGTTTAAACCGGGGCAATTGGTAATTGTAGTGACCCAGAAAGACGAGTTGGTTTGTATGGACTGTGAGGAATTGGGCGCGGCTGGCCCGATGCCAGCGGAGACCGCGATGGAGCATATTCCAAAGCATCCGCACTGCCGCTGCGTAATTCTACCGTATGTTCAGAGGGGCAAACGATTACCGGTAACGATGA